TCAATTCTAATATAATCAAATTGTTCATTAGCCACTGTAGGCATAGGTTAACCCTCCGATTTTTCCTCCGTTGTTTCTTCAGGCTTTTCTTCTTCTACTTCTTCTGCTGGAGTGTTTATTCCTAGTTTACCTCTTAGGTAACCAGCTGCTCCATCTACTTGTTGTATTCTTGCTACTAACAACTCTCGTTGACTATTTAAATTACCCAGTTGCTGTCTTAATCCTGCAGCTTCTGTTTCTAAAGTTTCTAAATCTTTTTTAAACTCTTCTTGCATTATGCATTTCTCCTTGTACTTATGCCTCTTTTTATAGAGACTCGTCTACTTCGTTTTGGTGGAGGATCTCCCCACACAGGTTTAACCCCGTTTAAAAAGGGTAGACAATT